CAGACAGACCGGCAAAACACATGGGGAAACATTGGCAGCAGCTCTCTATCTCAAGCGATTGGCGCGATTTTTGCCATGGGCGTGTTTGCTATTGCTATGTCAGCTATAGGTGTGTGGCGTGATGTAGGAGAGATCAAAAAAGACCTTGGCATTCATAGGAAAGAAAACACAGAAATAAAAGAAGAGCAAAGAGCATTGAAAAATCAGCTTGATCGTGTCGATCGGCAACTGGGCAGCCTGCGAACTGCTCTATCAATTACCGGCCTTGTAAAGGGGTTTCAATGAGTCAATTCCTGGGCTACGCGCTGCTCCTGGCATGTTTCTGCCTCTTGACCGCCGCCGTGGTGCCCACCGTCTCGTGGGTGCAATGCACCAGCCACGCGGGTGGCGCCGCGTGCCACCCCGCCGCTCAGAGTGCTCGTGAAGGTTGGCTCGCGGCCGCCAATGTGCTGCTGGGCCTGGTGATTCAGGACGGGAGGCGCAGGCCATGACGGCCAGCGTCCACCTGCAAATTCTGCAAGCCATGCAGACTGCCGTCGATGCGCTGCCGATCATCGAAGCCTGCTACCTGGACCGACCCGAAACGGTTGGAGACAATGAACCCAAACCGCTTGTGATTATCAACTCTGGAGATGTAGAAGGTAGCAACGAAGTCAGCCACACATCTCAAGACGATACGGTAACGATTGAAGTGAATATCTATGTAGCTTTGCCAATTACACAAACAGGATTCACTACTGGCATTTCGCAAGCTGTCGATGATCCGATGATTGCTGTTCATTCCGCAATCTATACAGCAGTCCGCACCGTTCCCGGTTTCTACAACATCACGCAAACCGCCAGACGACCCATTGCCGACTCAGGCAATGGAATGTTGCAGATGATTTACAACGTAGACTATTCTGCAAGGCAAGACGATTTTTCTGTCCCCTCTCCTCCATGAGTCGCCGACATCCATCATCCGACCCATCTTCTCCCGTCTATCCGGACACCCCCGGCAATTTCGTGCGACTGCCCGATGGGTCAATCGTGCCTGAGGATCAGGCGCCTCCCACGCCCCCGCAACTCCCCCCCGCTCTCCCTGAGGTGAACCCATGACCAACGCACTCAGCCAGCTCCTGATGGCAGCCAAGGGGACCACCTACGGCACCTTGGAGAACCCCCTGGGGACCGCAGCAATCGCACTGATTGAACCGGCAACCGTCACGCCCCTGGTGGCGGAATCCGTTGATCGGACACAGGTCGATGGGAAGCCGGGTCGGATCAACTCTCCCGTGCTGACCAAAACTGGTGTGCAGCTCGGATTTTCCACCTATCTGGCAGGTTCTGGCACTGCCGGCACGGTTAGCGCAGCCGAAAGCCTGCTTCTCCAGGCCTGTGGCATGAATCAAACGGTGCAGGCCGGCACCAGCGTCACCTATGCGTTGGTGGACATCTACCAGAACACCCCATCATGGGTGGATCTGCGGCTCAATGCTGCGGGTGAGGATCACGTGGCCGTGGGCGCGCGCGGCACCTACGAACTGACTATGGAATCGGGGCAGTGTCCTCGATATGCGTGGACGTTTGATGGGTTATTCCCGTCAGGTGGTCCAACCAACACCGCCATGCCGGCGCCCACGTTCAGCACTCAGGCTCTGCCTGTTGCGGTGGATGCGTTCAACACGCCTACGGTCACCCTGGGCAGTTTTGCGGCATGTCTGAACAGTTTTACTCTGAACATTGGCAATAGCATTGCCCGGTTTGATGATGCAGGCTGCGCAAAGCAGGTCTACATCACGGATCGAGTGGTCACTGCTTCGATTACAGTGCGCCGCCCCCAGCTTGCCGATTTCAACGCCTTCACAAAGGCGGTCGCCGGTTCTACTGACGCATTGCAGATCATTCATGGACCTGCAGGTGCACGCACAACCATCAACATTCCCAAGTTTACAATAGGAGCTGAAATCTCTCCAACAGCCGTAGAAAATCGAAATTATTACACCTATCCGCTGATCATTCAACGATCAGTAGGAGCCTGCGACGATTTCACAATCGTTAAATCCTAATCACTCCAACTTCACCACCTTTCACATCATGGGCGTTAATCTTGAACAGATCGCAACCACTTTTGAACATCGCGTGGTTGGGACTCTCTTGGGCCAGCCGCTGACCTTCATCGGCGTTTTCAGAATCACCACGGAGGAGGCCACCGAGGCCTACATCCGCCAGATCGCGCAAACCGGCAGCCTTCTGGAGGCGAACCCCACAGGAGACGAGCCTCTCCCCATGCGTGCCGTCGCCGCTGACGTGTTTGTCGGCTGGGCCAATCCTGCAGGCATGGAGGATGATTGGATCACGATTCCTGGCCCTGACGGGACGCGGGTGCCAGCCGAGGCAACGCCTGAGCGGGTTGAGGCGTTTCTGAACCGCCAGGGCATGTCCCGGCTGCTGGTGACCGCATACATGGACGCCACCAACGGCAACAGCTCGGGCCGCCTGGGAAACTCCGAGAGTTCGCGAGGGAAGCCGCCCGGCAGAGGTTTCAAAAGCCTGGTTCCACAACAGCCACAGGCCTGACGCCAGACGAGGACATCACTGCCGCGGAGGAGGAGGCAGAGCGGGCCTGGGGGCCTGGCTGGGGCGCTGTCGCGCGTCAGGCGCTTGAACAACAGGCCGCCATGGCTGCCGCGTCTGCCCCTCCGGCAGCGGCAGCCTGGCGCCCCGATCGAGACGCGTCAGGAGATCTCCTGGTGTGGTCCAGCAACCTGCCAGCGGTCAGTCTGTGGCTGTTGGTGGGGGATCAGTGGCGAGGGGTTGAAATGGGCTCACAGATGGTTTTCGCCATTGATTTGGGCGTGGCCATGGAAATGGTTAGAATGATGCAACTTCCCGAGCCTTTGGCAGTGATCGCCGATCTAAAGTTTATTCAGGCTCACTATCTGCAAGAAGCAGCACAACTCCAGCCACAAAAAGGAGGGAAATGATATGGCGGTTGCGTTAGAAAAAATTATCAGAATTTCGGCGCAGACCAGGGGGCAGCAAGGCCTGGCTGAGATGGATCGAATGATCCGCCGGCTGGGGCCTGGCGCTGAGGCGTCTGTTGCTGGTGTGTTAAAACTCAATCAGACCTTGGGTATCGCAACGCAACAAGTCAACCGCTTGGCTGGCGCTAGCGGCTTGTTGAGTAATGCTTTTAGCGCATTGGTTCCTGTTGCGTCGATTGCAGGATTAACGGCATTAGTTAAGACACAAATCGAGGCAGGGGATGCAATGCATGATTTAAGTCAACGTTATGGCGTTGCAGTTGAGCAACTTGCAAGATTTGACAAAGCCGCAAAATTATCAGGAACAACTTTAGAGACAGTAAGCAAATCTCTTGGCAAGCTGTCCAAAGGTTTATATGAAGCGCAAACAGAGGGGAAGGGATCTGTTTATGATGCGTTGAATACTCTTGGCTTAAGCGCAACAGATCTAACAGGCAAACTTAAGTCAGCCGATCAAATTATTTTAGATGTAGCCAACAAGTTCAAAGACATGCCAGATGGTGTAGAAAAAACAGCTTTAGCCATGCAATTATTTGGCAAAGCTGGCGCAGAAATGATTCCCATGTTAAACGAAGGTAGTGACGCGTTGGAAAGAATGAGCGTCAAAATGACAAAAGCCTTTGCAACCAAAGCGGATGAGTATAACGACAAATTGACCAACTTAAGGGGCAAAGTCTCGGGACTGGCAAGAGGCTTAACGGGTGCGCTTCTACCTGCACTCATAGATCTCACAGATGGGCTAACTTTTGCCGTGGATTTATTCACTAAACTACCAAAGCCCTTGCAGTCTATTATTGGCAGTGCAACTTTGTTAGCCATCGCGTTGGCGGCGCTTGCAATTCCTGTGTCGCTCTTGCTGCCTTTATTCAAGGCTTTATCAGCCATCAAACTTGCAGCCACTTTTGCCGGTTGGGCTGGTGCGGTTGGTCCTGCTGTTGGCGGCATCACAACAGCTCTTGGTGGTCTCCTGGCATGGATGGCCGGCACCTTTGTCCCTGCCATGGTCGCGTTTTTCTCTGGCCCCGTGGGCTGGATTGCGCTTGGTGTGGCGGCGCTGATTGCCGGGATCATCTTTTTCCGGAAACCGATTATGAATTTTCTGGGGTGGGCCTTTGAACAAATCGGCAAATTCTGGGAAGGGGTCTGGACCTTTATCTACGACACTCAGCTTAAGCATTGGGTTGATTTGTTCAACAATCCAGACCTTTTAAGAAAACCGCTGACAAAATTTAGCACATTTATGTCTAATCTGTTCAAAAAAATATGGAACGGGATTGTTGACTGGGTAAACAAAAATTTTCTCAAGCGCTGGGACGCCATTTGGGATAGCATTCAAAAATCACCAGAGCGCGTAAAGAATACAGTCTCAAAATGGTTCAGCGATCTTTACAAAAACACCATAGATACTTGGAACAATATCCCAGCCATGCTTCAAGGTGTTTGGCAAAACGTCACCGAGGGCATGTCCAGGACCTGGCGCACGATGACATCAGGTGTGAGAAATATGATCAATAGCGTCATTGAACTGTGGAATAGCATTGCCAGAAAAACGAGTGGGTTTGCTGGGCTTTCACTGCCGATCATTGCCCCCATTGCAGACACACAGGCGTTCGCTCGTGGTGGGTTCGTCTCTCAGCCCACCCTGGGCCTCATCGGAGAGGGGCGCAACCCACGGGAGTACATCGTTCCCGAGGGTGCCATGGACGCGGCCGCAGCCGGGTGGCAAGCGGGTCTACGCGGCAATCAGCTGGTGGCGGCATGGCAATCCCCTGGCCTTGCCCCCGGTCGCGCCACCGCCGCCGCCGCCATGGCCAGCGGACCGGTTCAGATCACCATCACTGGCGGCACTGTCCGGCTCCCCGACGGCCGCCAGGCGGTCACCCTCGATCAGGTGGAGGCCATCGCCAAAGCGATCACCCGGTCCGCCGCGCCTGGCATTATCCGGGCCAGCGTGCAGGCCTCCGGGGGTGTGATGACCAGCGCTGCGGGCCGCGCGCGCTATGGGCTGAGCTGATGTCCGCCGCCGTTTCCGCCGCATTCCTCGATCTCACCAGCGCCAGCGGGGTGGTTCAGCGCCGCTGGCAATCGCGCTGGGTCGGCGCCACAGTCACCCACGAGGGGCAGGCCTGGGCCTATCAGAGGTTCGACTGGGATGCGATCCCCTCGGGTGCGGTGGCGGATGTTGCGCAGGCGGGCCTGTCGTTTCCGATGCTGCCCACGGTGCTGGCGACCCTGGAGGAGGGGCAGGCCGCCGGCTGGCGGGGGCGGCTGCGGATCTACCACTACCCTGCCGCTGATGACGGGCCGGTGCCCCCCGCGTCGATGGTGCTCGTCGGCAGCCCTCAGGGGCTGCTGTCGATCGAATCGATCACGCTCAACTCGATCCGTGTCGTGTTGGCCTCGACTCAATTGGCGGGGGGGGGCGGGCTGTTCCCCCCCCGGCGAGCGGACCAGGCGCTGATCGGGATCCCCTGCGAACTGGAGACCTGACGCCATGCCATCAGGATCCGGCTACATCCCTCCTGCTCCTGGCGTGTTCCGCCGCTACTCCCCCACCGGGGAGCTCCTGCGCACTGCCACCAACGTTGACCTGCTGTTTGATCCGGGCGAACTGGATCAGATGGCGCGGGATGCGGCTGCATTGGAAGCGGCCCGGGCCGGACGCGAGGGCAGCACTCGCACGGGGCAGGAGAACAGCTCAGCGCAGGCTGGCCCCCTGACAGGGCCACAGCGGGCCATGGCCCTGGGCGATCCGATCCCCGTGGTGTTTGCCCGCCGCCGCACAGGAGGCACTGGGGGCGTGCTGGTGTTGCCACGGGCGACAGAGGCTCAGTTCAGCTCTGACGGCGCCAATCTGACGGTTCGGTATCACTGCATTCTTAGCGATGGGGAGGTGGGTTCGGTTCAGACGCGCGACGTCAGAAAAGGCACCGTCCGGGAAGGAGAGTTCAGCCAAAATTACGATAAGCGTGCCGGGCAATGGTCGCCAGGTAACAGACTAGCCAATCTACCAGGAATCAACGCATCAGACTATCCGCTCCAATGTGGCATAGGGGGCAACTACAAAGGAGTCACGACGATTGAATTTTCGAGCACTCACCCTATTGCATCCAACCGCTGGAAGCAAACGTGGTCAGTGTTTATGCGGGCCGGACTTCAACTCACCCGCATCGTTGACAACATTCTTGGCGCAAGCGATAACATCGTCGATTTGATTCAGTGGGCGCTGATCGAATCAGGACGCTTGACGGCGGCAGAGATTGACACCGCACAGATGCTAAAAGCCGCAACATTTATAGAAGAAAATCAACTATACTGCAATGGTGTTTTCGATAATCAAACCAGCCTTCCTGATTTTTTGCTGGGGGACCTGCCCGCTTTCCTGCTCCGTGAGACCACGATCAACGGCAAATTTGCGTTGGCCCCCCTGCCCCCCACCAACGCCGACGGGACGCTGATCACCGGGCCGATTTCCCCGGACTGGATCCTGGCCGAGGAGGCCATCGTGTCCGATTCGTTCGAGATCTCCCCTGCCGGCGCGGCTACCACCATGGCGCTCGAACTGGCCGTGGGCTGGCGTCAGCAGACCAGCGACGTGCATCCGCCCCTCGATCGTGAGCTGCTGGTGGGCGTCAGCGCCGACACCCTGCCCGCGCGAGAGGAGTGGGACCTCAAGGGCGTGTGCACCTCCGAGGCGCACGCGGCGCTGGTGGGGGGCTGGCGCCATGCCGCCCGGACCATTGGCGCCGCCACCGCACGGGTGACCGTGGCCCGCGGCAGCCACACCGGCTACATTCGCCAGGGCCAGGTCGTCCACATCTACCTGCAGGTGGTCACGGAGCTGGAGCAGCCTGGCGCCATCTCCGGCTATTGGTTCGTCGAACAGGTCAGTCTCACGCCGGGGGGAGCGGAGACGCTGGACCTGTCCGCCTGTCCTGTGGATGCCCAGGGCCGTTGTCTCCTCACCGTGCGGGCGCTTGAGTTCCAGGCTGCGGCACCGGGGGCAATCCTGCCCTATCCAGAGATTGGCGTGGATGACGAGCCCGGCCGCGCAGCCGACACCACAGTCCCCCCATCCACCACCAGCGGCACGCCGTTCACCGCCGGGGGCAGCGGCATCGTGGGCAACAACCCAAGTTCGTTCAACAGGGCCGAGGCGCCTCCTGCTGGGCCACCCTCAACGCCTCCAGCTCCTCCAACGGACGCAGGCGGTCCCATCATCGAAACCGGCAGGCCTCTCAGCCCTGTGGCAGAAGGTGGCAAAGATCCCAAAAAGCCAGAGGAGAAAAAAGGCGGCGATTATGTTCGGGAATGGGTGACAATCGCCTTGGCGTCTGGCGATGGCAATGAACCATGTTCAAATGGATTTGATGTAACGCAAATGACAGCCAAGGGGCTGGCCGGGGGATTGGGCGCCCCTGCAGTTGTAACTTTGGCACAGCCAGTCTTCCCGCCTATTGTCAAACGTGTTATGTCAGAAGCCGAAGTCGTGTTGGGTGGAGGATCTACGTCCTTCGTTGATAATGGCGTCACTTATTACGTGACATGGTACGAAATCAACTATAGGCGAGCCGTTGCTATTGTCGATGGCAGCGGCGCAACAATAGGTTACGAAGTTCTGCCATCCACCACCATGCTGGGCGATACAACATGGGTGGCTCCCAGTGGAACAAGTGGGGCGCTGGAAATCACATTTGAAGACTTAAGCTGTATTGATCGAGACAATCCAGGAGGAATAGAAGAATGACGTTTCCCGCATTTCGCCCCAGAGAATACGGTCTCCTGGAAAATGGAACATTTTCAGCAGAAACTGTCAAGACTCTAAGCGGTCGCACTTCTCAAACCGTATTTTCTGACCTTGAAACCGGAATTACAACTACCCTCACCTTTGACCTGACGACAACACAATGGCAGCAACTCATCGTACATTTTGAAGAAAAGGGAACCGTCCTAAGTTTTGACTTTGCCACCCAAACTCTTCCCGCGCATTACACGCTCTCAGGTTATCGCTGGCGATATGCTAACCCTCCAACGATTGAAGATGCTTACGAGAATTTTTTCAGGGTAACTTGTTCGTTTCGTTCTGACTTTTATCCCAGCTTCATTCTCACCGGCCACACGCTGGTGTTGTTCATGCGGGCGGTTGAAACCCCCGCCACGTTCACGCCATCATCTCCCCCCCCAGCACCGACGATCACGACCGAGGGCCTCGCCTATGGCGTCACCAACCGGGGTCTGGTGGACGTCAGCGGGCTGCAGCTGGGGGCCTCGTGGGAATACAGCACGGACAGCGGCAGCACATGGACCGCCGGCAGTCAGAGCGCCTTCAGCCTGGCGCAAGGCACCTACGCGGCGGGCGCCGTGCGGGTGCGCCAGGTCAACGTGGCAGGGCCTGGCACCGCCGCACAGAACGCCTCCACACTCACGGTGGCGCCATCCAACTCGATCACGTTCGCGTTCAGCTCCAACGCGGGCGCCACGGCCACCGGCACCGTGGCGCTGCCCCGGCTGGGGCAGCTTCTGCAGGGGACCAGCAGCCACGCGGGATGGTTGAGGCTCTACAGCTCAACCACGGCCGCGGCGAATGACGCCAGCCGGGCCAGAACGGTTCAGGTTCCAACGGCCGCTGGTGTGAATGCGGATGTGATCTGGCCGTCTCCACAGACGTTTGATTTTTGGCCCCATTACGATATTCGTAACACAGAGACACCACAAACGAACGTATATCAATGGCGGTTTGTAAATGATGGCGCCAGCGGACAGGTGGTGATAACATTGGTTTATTATTCCAAGATACCCTAAATGCCTGTTGCAACGGCGTCCTACACAGCTAACCCAACCTATACGGCTGCGAATTTCGCTTCCATTTTCAGGAGCGCCCTGATCGATTCGGGTCACATGGCGGAATGGCACGATAGCTTTGCAAATGGTGGAGTGGAGAATAGAGTTCTGGAGATTACTTATGACGGCGCAAAGACATACGGGAAAACATATTACTGGTTTCAGTTTTCTGGCGCTAATATGTTTATGCACGTTTCCACGGGATGGAATACGGGCAGCGACATCCCTGCCGGGGTTGGCGGCGCTGGTTCGCGCTACCTGGACTGGCTCTCCAGTGGCTCCACCCCAGTCACCAACACGACTGACAATCACATGAGGTTTGCGAGCTTCAATGCTGCGCAAACTGTCACAATTAAGCGTTACACATCTGGCACATTTACCGTTTTTCTGTTCGTCAATGGTACAACAAACTACACCCTTATCATTGACAGGACAGCGCCACTTAGCGGCTTTGTTGATCTGGACAAGGAGATTTATGTGGGCGCAATGTGGGCAAGGACTAGGGCAATCGGCAACATTGCCATGGCAAACTTCCCTTATTATCCTGTTCGCTTGCGTCGTAGCCACCTTGGCAAATCCCTGAGAGATTATACGTCAAACAATGAATACGGAGCAAGCAGTACAGCATCAACTCCCTGGGAGATATGGAACGCAGGAACGGAAAACCTGACATCAAATCATGTTTATGGCGCGGTTGGAAACGCTAGCGGCTCTTTTCAGAATCACGATTTTGGGCGAAACGTTATACTCTTGCCCAATGGCTTCAACAACGTAAATTCAGCCTATGCAACAGACGAAAAGCCAGTGTTTCAGAATTTAATTCTGTCTCCTTATTCTTCCCTGGCGTTGCCGGTTGTAAGCGGCGCGGGTCAATTTGTTGTCTATCCAGTCTACGATAACAATACTTTGCAAATCGGTGCCACGTTTGTAGTGTCTGCTGGTGTGGAAGAATACGAAATAATTCAATGCCAAAATGGTTCTGCAATCAATGATCGGCCGTCGATCATCTTTGGAGCCAGGACGGTTTGATGGCCAAATCCGTAACCATCACCACCCTTACGATCGGAACGCGCGGCAGCGCAGTGGCCTACAAGCCCGGCACGCCGCCAGCGTCGGTCATTATTGCCGGCAACTATGGCACCACCAAATCAGCGACAACTCCAGCATTGACAATAGGAAAGCGACCGATTGTGTCAGTTATATTCTACGATCTTTTCACCACCATCATCACCGGCAGCAACTGTCCCCCAGTGCCCAAGCCGCCACTGACCGGCCAGCGCTTCCCCGGTTACACCATCCTCTGATGACCCTCCTTCGCCCCCTCAGTCTGCCGTCTGACCTGTGGCGTGCTCGCGTCAGCATCGCCGCCGACACGTTCCGCCTGATCCTCCTGGCTGACACCTACGTCCCGGACATGGTGACCCACAGTCGCCGAACAGCCGTCACAGCCCACGAGCTGGCTACCGGGGGCGGCTACACGCAGGGCGGCAGTGTCGTTACCCTCTCGGAAATGATCACCACCCCCACGCAGCTGGTGGACATCATCCTCGGCGGGGCCACCCTGGGCGGCTCGGCCAACACCGCCCGGTATGCGGCCTGGTTCAAATGGACCGGAACGGCCGCTAATGATATTTTCATTGCGCTGTTAGATTTTGGCCGCAACCAGACAGGACCATTCATTGTCCCAAATCAAAAAATCAGCATTTTTCAATGATGGCTGACTTCCCGCAAATTGAACCCCGTGGACGGTCCTACATCCTCACCGGCAAGGCGTTCTCGCAGGCGGAAACGCGCGACGGGCAGATGGTTGGATACCTTCACGGATATCGATCAGCGAATCGCCCCATAGATCTAGTGTTTACGTTTTGCACAATGGCGACAGCGGACACGATCCGCGCTCACTTTCGCGGTGAGAGAACATGGAAACGGTTCAAGATTCCCATCGAATTACTAAGAACACATCCCACCCTATACACACTGACACCAGCAAATCAGGATTATCGCTATCGGGAGCCACCTTCAGCCGGCCCCGTTGGTGGTGGATTGTTTGACGTTACAGTAATGTTAGAGACTGTTTTTTGATGACATCAAACGCCAGCATCCGCGCAGCGGTTGAGCATGTGTTGCACCAAGGGCACATGCGCCCCCACCAGGCTGCCGCGTTTTCGGCCCATGATCGTCGGCTGACCCCTGAGCAGGCTGCCGCGTTCACCGTTGACTGGCGAGCAGAGGGCAGCCCCGCAGCACCCGCACCCACGCCCCCCCGGCCTTCCAATCCTCTGGCGGGGTTCCCGTGGTTCTCCCAGCTCGACAATGGCGCCACCGGCTGGCGGGAGTGTCAGACCTCAGCGATCGCCATGTGTCTGCGGTTCCTGGGGGTGCCGGGCATCCGGGACGATCTCGACTACCTGCGGGTGGTCCGCCGCTATGGGGACACGACCGATCAGGGTGCGCATCGTCGCGCGTTGGACGAGTTGCGGGCCCCGGGTCGGTTCATCCAGAACGGCACCGAGGATCTGGTTCGGCGGGAGATTTTGGCCGGGCGTCCGGTCGCCATGGCGGGGCTTCACACCGGGCCGCTGGACAGTCCAGGGGGTGGGCATTGGATCGCTTGCTATGGGTTCGATGCCACCGCTCGAACCTGGATCGTGAACGATCCCTACGGTGAGCTCGATCTGGTCAGCGGCACATGGGAGCAAACGGGCGGCACTGCGGGTCGCGGCCAGCGCTACTCCTGGGCCAACTGGGGGCGGCGGTGGTCCCCTGAGGGGCCAGCCCATGGCTGGTGTTGGCTGTTCGACTGACGAGCCAGCAGGGCCAGGGTGACGAGCAGAAGGGCCAGGTGACGGCGGCGCACGCGGCGCATCGTCGTCAGCCTGGCCGCGAGGAGGTTTTCGGCCACCGTGCGGTTTCGATCCCGCACGCATAGCCCCCCCGCGCAAACCTCCCAGCAGGCGCCGCCCTCGGCATCTGTCCGGACGGCATAGGAGCAGGGGGCAGGCGGCATCATGCGTCAGGCAAACATTTCCGTTTTTGTCGCTGCACAGCCGGGGGCTGGTCGGGGGAGGGAGAGGGGCGAAAGCCGACCGCAGCACGTCGCACACGCGCAGAGATCGCCATGGACTCCAAGGCAATCATATCTATGGCCCACTGCTCCGCCAGCGCAATGGCAGCGCTGGAGTATGGCACGGGAGCAGGCTCTGGCCGCCAGCCGGCCGCCAGCAACACCAGCCCACCCCCAGCGATCAGGGCCGGGAGGATCAGGTGCCGCCACGCTGTCCAGATCGCCCACCCCACCAGCAGAGCGGAGGCGATCACCACATGTTCAGAATCAATCCGAGAATCAAGTTTCATTTTTCAGATTGTGAATTGTGTTGGGGGCTTTCCACCCCCTTGGTCTCGTCTGTGTTTCGCGGTCGTTTGACTGTTCCCGCGGGAGGCTCCTCGTGGCGTTTGCCGGGGTGCTTCCGTCCGCCCCATGCACCTACCGTAACGCGTGTGCGTCACGTTTGGTGATCATGTCGCACAGCGTTACAACTGGCTCACGCCCGCCCAAACACCACCCGCTCGGGCTGGTCCTGGTATTTGGCGCCGCGCTGGACGTAGCACAGCTCGGGAGGTTCGGTGGCATAAAAAACGAGCTGACACACGCCCTCGTTCACGTACAACCGGCAATCCGCTGAGCTGCAGTTGCTAAACTCCAGCGTCAGATGCCCCACCCAACCGGCTTCGGCCGGGGTTACGGTTGTAACAATTCCACAACGTACATAGGTAGACTTGCCTGATGCCTGAGCCTGTACATTCTCAGGCATTTTCAGACAATCGGGAGTTGTCCCGAGTCCGTACGAATGAGCGGGCAGAATAAAGAACTGTCCATCTTCATCCTCTTGGAAGGCTAGTCTCTCGTAATTGTCTGGATTGTGTCTTTTTGGATTGATAACTGTTCCAGGCACATGACGCAAGACAAAGAATTCTTTGCCCGACAAGCTTATGTCGTAGCCGTGAGTGCTTAACCCATGGCTGATGACAGAACGGTCGTCAACTTTTCGGACCTTGTCAGCCGTGAACGGCTGGATCATCCCATGGTCTCTTGCAAGGGCAGCAATCTGCCAATCAGCCAGTAATCCTCTGTAGCCAGTGATCATAGAAAGAATGCGATTGTTATTCGCCCGTGCGGGCGTCAGTGATCTGCTGGTCGAACCAGGCCCCAACAATCTGGCCCGCCGTGGAAATGCCCCGGCCGTGCAGGTGGTTCACGAGCTCCAGGCGAATGGTGGTCAACATGGCCTCCGCCGCCTGGCGATCGGCCAGGGCCAGCCCCTCTGCCAGCGCAGCCTCCCGGCCGCGCTGCTCATCGATGGCGTCCAAGTGACCCCAGGCCCGCTCATCGGCCGCGGCCATGGCATCGAAAACCAGCCGCCATAGCGTGGGGCCTGGCGCCGCCTGGGGGGCTCCCCCGGTGCCGGGCAGTGGCGGGAGTGCCACCAGACGACGAGGGGGCCGAGGGTCGGAGATTTTCCGCCATGGCCCTTGATTTGATGGGGCGCCCTGGAAGGACCCGTCAGGAAGCTGGCGGATGTGGGTGACGCCGGGGGGGAGGGGGCTCCTGGGACCACTTTGAGTAGGTTGATCAACGATGGACCGCCCTGGGCCTCGATCGGATGGGGCACTCTCGAACGATCCATCAGGACGCTGGCGCATGTAGGTGATGCGAGGAGGGGGGAGTGGACTCATCGCGTCACCTCCCGATCCTCTGGCGCGACCCATTCGAGCCCGATCAGCCGGAAGAGGGTGTGCTCGTCCGGTGTGGGGACCATGGAGCCGTCCGCACGGCGCAAGACGCCCCCCTCCGAGTGGAAGCCTGCCCGGACCCACGCCGGGGCCAACACCTTCTTGCACCATGCGGCTGAGCCGGTCCTGATGGCTAGCTGGAGTCCATAGCTCATGGGATCGGGCATGAACAGATCGAGTTTCATCCCGCTCGGCAGTCGTCGCTGGGTGTACCGGCAGGGCAGCTCACCCTTGATTTTCTCCCACTGGTTGATGACCGCTGCGATGCCAGTGCAGAACAGCGGTGACTCCACGTAGGGGCATGGCAGGCACACCACCTCGATGTCCCCGATGGTGGGTTTGCCGCGGCGAATGGAGCCGGCTACCTGGATGCGTGAGCAATGCGGGTCGAGTTGGGTGATGACGTCGTTGGCGATGGCTCGGGCCTCGGCCAGTGGGATGCGGGTGCCGGTGCTCATGCCAACACCTCCCGCACGCCAGCGCGATCGAGACGATGAAACATGGTCAGCCACTCGCGGGTGCATTGCGCTTCCCAGTGCTCCGGGCACAGGTGGCCTTGGGTGGTCGCATCGGGCCAGCCTTTGTGCTGGTGGGGGCAGCCGGGGCGGCAGCAAAGGGGGGTGGTCATGGTTTGGACTCCTGCTGGGGCGCAATGCCGAGCGCCGCGCAGACTTCGTCAAAGGATTCCACCACGACCGCAGACTCACTTCTATATTCTAAAATGGTCTCCCCAGAATAAGCGCAAAAAAATGCGCTTATGGAAGACTTGCGGATTGCAATCTTGTTGCCTTCTTTGTTTTGCGTGAAAAACACAAATTCATCAGTCATGGCGTTCTGTGGTGATGTGGTTGTTGATGCGGTCATCACCAGCCCCGTGTAAAGGCCGTGCATCGGATGGCCAGGCTCGTGGCGCCCATCCTGGTGATACAGCTCCTCCAGGCGATCCTGGCGGGCCTGCTGGGCATCGACAGCCTCAGCAGCGCTGGGGGTGGTCATCGCCCGCCGCTCCACCACACATGCCCCCACACGCCTGCGGTGGTGTCAGAATTTAGCCAGCGCCAACGCCCGCAGGCGCCGCCAATAGGTAGAAATTCTGGGGCAAGGGCTGATCCTGACCAAGCGCGAAATGGTATTTTGATTCTTCTTTTGACGTTTACATTCTTTACGAAAAAGCTATTCATTGGTCTAGCAAATTCCTGAAGAGAAAGAATTACAGCAGGCGTG